GCCCCCGTTACGGAAGCGTTGCATATCTTAGGGTTACGCTATCAGGATATTAAAAAGCTAAAGCCCGAAGAACAGTTCTTAAAAATCGCGAACGCCGCGTTAAAAATGGGCGACGCCCAAAAGGCCGCGTCCGCCGTGGACATTCTAATGGGCGGCGAAGCTAATAAAATAATCGGCGTATGGCGGAAACAGGGTAAAACGTTAGACGAAATAATCGCGAAATACGCGGCCTATAACTTCCGGACCGACCAGTCCCGGAAGGCGGCGTCGCGCTTTACGAACGAGCTTAACGATACGCGTTTCGCCGTGTCGTCGTTAGCGTCCGAAGCGGCCGGGTTGGCCGGGGGCGAAATGGTCGGCGTTATCGAACAGTTTAATAAATTCTTAACCGTGAATCGTGAGTTAATCGCGCTTCGAATGGATCAGACGATACGGTTTATAACTCAAAACGCCGGGGAATTTTTAGACGTCGCGATTAGCGTCGTTAAAATTTTGGGCGTCTGGTTCCTGATATCGTCTGCGCTCAAGGTTCTTAGTACGACTTTCGCCGTTGTTATGGGAACGCTTACGGCGGCGACTTGGCTATACCACGCGTCGATCGTTGCGTTAACGGTTGTTCTTAAAATCGCCCGGATTGCGGCGACCGCGTTTTCGATCGCGCTTTCGGCGAACCCGATCGGCGCGATTATCGCGGTAGTTTTCGCCCTAATCGCGGCGCTTGTTTTACTTGTCGTCTATTGGGACGAAGTTAAAGCGGCGGTCGTATCGACTTGGGACACGATCGTTTCGGCTATAACGGCGGCGGTTGATATTATTAAACGTCTGATCGGAACGGTCGTCGATTCGTTTTCCGAAATTTTTCAGTCTATCGAAACGATACGCAATTCGGCCGCGCGTATCTTCGGCGGCGACGCCCCGGAATTAGTTATGCCGGACGGCGCGGTTTCCAGTCCGCAGGAACGGACCGCCGCGCTTGTAAGCGAATCGACGACGACGAATAAATCCGAAGTAACGATCCGGGACGAATCCGGTCGCGCCGAAGTTACCGGCGGCGACTTGGGGCCGGGCGTTACGCTGCAACCGTCGGGGGCCATGTAATGCCGTGGAACGATAGGTTACGCCCCGCCGCGTATACGTCCCCCGGGGGTTCCCGGTTTACGTTCGACTTCGAAGACGTATCCGTCGCGGTCGACAAGAAAACGACGGCGTTCGATTTCCCCGACGCCGCCGGGACGTACGTTCAGGACTTAGGGCATACCGGCCGCCGGTATCCGTTGCGCGTGTTCTTTTGGGGCGACGATTACGATATCGAAGCGGCGGACTTCGAAGCCGGGTTATTAGAAGTCGGCGTCGGTAAATTGGAACACCCGGTTTTCGGGGTTGTCGACGTTATCCCGTTCGGGACCATTACGCGCCGGGACGGACTAAAGACCGCGTCGAATCAAACTGCTATAGACGTAACCTTTTGGGAAACGATCGGCGTCGTATACCCGACCGCGTCGGCCGATCCGGCTTCGGAAATATTGCAGGGGGTCGGGGCGTTTAATGCCGCTTCGGCGCAAGCGTTCGAAGACGGGTCCGAACTTACGTCCGCCGCGGACCGGGCGGTCTTCCGTTACCCGTTCGTCGGTTCGGTTGACCGGGTCTATAGCGGGTTAGTCGCTTCGACCGAAGGGAACCCGGGCGTTAAAAAAGAGTTCGACGCGATTTATAAGTCGATAACCGCAAGCGCCGGTCCGCTGTTAGAAGACCCGTCGACGCTAGCCGCGCAGATTAACGCGCTAGTCCAATCCCCGGCCGGGGCGGTCGGCGACGTTGCCGGATCGCTGTCGGCGTATTACGGCGTAATACAGACGTTCATATCGACCGCGTTTTCGCAACCGATCAACCGGGAAAAGAATCAGTTTCAGTCGGCGAACTTAATCGCGACGTCGCTAGTTATCGGGTCCGCGGTTTCGGTCGTTAACAATGAATTCCGAACGAAACGCGGCGCGATCGAAGCGGCGGAGTCCCTGTTCGAACAATTCGACGCGGTCGTCGCGTGGCGCGATCAGAACTTCCCGGCGGTCGAAGAAATCGACACGGGCGAAACTTACGTCGAATTACAAAAGGCCGTCGCGTTAACGGCGGGGTTCCTTGTCGACCTTTCGTTTTCGCTATTGCAGGAACGAACCATTACGTTAACGCGCGACCGTTCTATCGTGGATTTATGCGCCGAACTTTACGGCAACGTCGACGACAAATTAGACTTTTTAATTTCGTCGAATGAATTCACCGGGTCGGAAATAATCGAAGTTCCGGCGGGCCGAACGGTCGTTTACTATGTCTAGCTATAAGGTCCGGGAAAACGATACGTTCGAAACGATATCGCGCCGCGCGTACGGCGTCGAAACGTACGCGAATAAAATCGCCCGGGCGAATCCCGGCGTTTCCGAAACGTTGGTCCCGGGGACGACGCTTATCGTTCCGCCCGCTTCCGCGTCGCTTCCGACCGGACAGGCATCCCCCGCGGATACGGAAAACGAAGTCGCGTTAACGATCGACGGTAAACGGTTCCGGTATTGGTCCGGGATTAAGTTATCGTTATCAATGGATACGATCGACGCGATCCAATTTTCCGCGCCGTTCGAACCGGGCGACGACGACTTCCGGGCGACCTTCCGGCCGTTTTCATATTCGCCGCTAACCGTGACCGTCGGCGGTGACGCGTTGTTTAACGGGACTATGATCGACGTCGCCGCGCCGGAACAGCCGCGAAAACGCGATCTTCGGGTTTCCGGGTATTCGCGCCCGGGCGTTTTGGGGGACTGTACGCCCCCGGCCGCCGCGTATCCGCTTGAATATAGCGGGCAGACTTTACCGAACATAGCGGCCGATATATGCGCCCCGTTCGGCGTCGACGTTGAATTCGACGCCCCGGCCGGGACGGTCTTCGATCGGATCGCTTGCGAACCCGGGAAAAAGGTTTTAGCGTTTTTAATCGAGCTAGCTAAAGAACGAAACGTCGTTATTACGAATACGCCCGGGGGCGCGTTGCGGTTTTGGCAGTCTGTCGAAGTCGGGTCGCCGGTCGCGACGCTTGTCGAAGGCGCTTCGCCGAAGGTCGCCGTAACGCCGCGGTTTATGCCGCAGACGTATTATTCGCACGTTACCGGGATTCAGCCGATAGCGTTGGGTGCGGTCGGCGGACAGCATACCGAACGGAATCCGAATTTAACGGACGTTCTTCGCCCCGTGACATTTACCGAAACGGACACGTTCGACGCGGACATTAAAACCGCAGTCGAAGCCCGGGCCGGTCGTATGTTCGCGAATATGGTTTCTTATTCGGTTGCGTTGGATACTTGGCGCGACCCGGCCGGGAACCTATGGGAGCCGAATACGACCGTTAAAGTTCACGCGCCCGGGGCTATGATTTACGAACCTTACGAATTCTTAATCCGGTCCGTCGACTTCGAACGTAACGACGGCGGCGAAGCGGCGACGTTAAACCTTGTATTACCGGGCGCGTTCGCCGGGAAAGTTCCGGAGTCGCTACCGTGGCAATAATCAGCGTTCTTAAATCGTACGCCCGTCGAATCCACCGGGGCGCGAAGTACGACGAAGCCCGGGTCGACTTAGGCGGCGGCGATATCGTTACGGCCGAAGTCTTCGCCCCGGCCGGGGATGATTCGCAAGCGTTACCCGGGGATTATCCGGTCGTCGTCACGATCCCCCGGACGGGGGGCGCGGTTATCGTCGGATATGTCGATCCGAAGAACGCGGGCGAAACGGACCCCGGGGAACGCCGTATATACGCGCGTAACGCCGGAACGGGCGAAATCGTGGCGGAACTGCGGTTATTCGCGAACGGCCGTATACGGGGCCAAAATAGCGCCGGGGTCTTCGAATTGCACCGGGACGGGACGTTCGAAGCGAACGGCGCTAAAATGTTAGTAGACGGCGACGTCGTAACGTCCGACGGGGTTAGCTTGCGTAACCATACGCACCCGCAAGGGGCCGACGGCGGCGGCAATAGCGAACAGGATACGGACCCGCCGAACGCGGGTTAAGGGGCTTTAAATGTCTGCGAACCAACAAGGGGACGTCGTTTTATATCAGACGACCGACGACGGCGAAATCGAAGTCGTCGGCGGCGTTGTCACTATGTCGGGCGGATTAGAAACGGCCGCTTACCTTGCGTTATTCGGCGGCAACGAACAGGATTCCGGACGCCCCGGCGACCGGGCGGAATTTTGGGGGAACCTGTCGGAACCCGATCCGGTCCGGCACTACCGAAGCGAAACGCAATATTTATTAAATACGTCCCCGGCGATCCCGGCGAACGTCCAACGTATTAACGACGCGGTCCGGCGCGACCTTTCGTTCTTCGTCGACGAAAATATCGCGTCGTCGATCGGCGTCGAAGTTACGATCCCGGGCCTTAATACGGTTAAAATAGTTATTACGATCGAAGCCGACGGCGACGAATCGGAATTCGAATTCGTCGAAAATTGGAAGTCCACGTTATGAGCTACGAAACGCCGACAACGCAACAAGTTAACGACGTAATTATCGCGCAGTTAGAAGCGGCGTTAAATCAGTCGATCCCGTTATTACCGAAATCGTTTCTTCGGGTACTGGCCCGCGTGTTATCGGGCGTCCTGATCGTCTTATATAAGTACGCCGGATTTATCTTTTTACAAGTCTTCGTCCGGACGGCGACCGATCGGGAAACCGAAGTTAACGGCGTACTGGTCCGGCCGCTTGTATTTTGGGGGAACCTTATCGGCGTCGGCGATCCGACCCCGGCAGTTCCGGCCGAATTGATTATCGACGTTACGGTTTTAACGCAGGGCGGCACGTTGGCCGCCGGGGCGCAGGTCGTCGGATCGACGAACGGCGTAACCTATTTAACGACCGCGACCGTATCGCTTAACGCCCCGACGGTACAGGTTCCGCTATTGGCCGTATCGGATCAGTCCGGCGGCGGCGGCGCGGGCGATATAGGGAACTTAGCGGACGGCGCTTCGGTTTCGTTCGTTAGTCCGATCGCAGCGATCGACG